ATCTCTTTATAGAAATTCCTGCTTTGTGTGCATCCTGTAGCACTGCATTACTGCTGTAATAGTTTTCATAGTTAGTTTTGCTAACAAAAGTGTATTTAGATGCCCTTTTGTCTGTCATTGCAGCAATAGCTTTCTTTCCAAGTTTCTTTTTAACTACAGAATAAAAATTCTTTTTACCAATATAACGGACTGCTTTACCATTAATGATTGCTTCCATTTCATAAATGAAACCTACAGCACCATCTGGAATTTTGCTGTCATTAAATACTTCACCTTTGTATAACCAACTCATACTGTTTGTTTTAGTAAAGATAATAATTTATCTCTCACAGCTTCAATACCATGATCTCTGACAGAGTCTGATAAATCCTTAGACATGTCAAGTATTACATGTGGGATACTATACTTATCTTGATATCTCTGAGCAGCTTTTATACCAGGCTCATCATTATCAAACAGTACAATAATCTTAGCATACTTCTCTCTAAGTTTATTTATAACAGATTCTCCAATCATTGTATTCTCACTGTCCGGAGCAATACATTCTATATTACCAATACCAAGCTTCTTAAAAGACATAAGGTCTTTAAGTGAAGATACAATCAGTAGATACTTGGAATCATATTGCAGTTGATCCATACCCTGTGTATAGTTCTGGATCTTAATGAACTTCTTCTCTGGGACTTTAGGCATATAAATCTTATACAGCTCACCATCTTGTCTAAAATAACCATAGACATATGATCTTGTAAACTTATAAGATACTATACTACCATCAACATCAGTCTTTTCCATAGTAAAGAACTCCAATGGAACAACATTGTATCTCTCCAATATAGCTGAAGAAATCCTAAAACTCATCCAAAACTTAGAGTCTTGGGAATTCCAATGTCTCATTTGGAAATCTGTTACCTTAAACTTATCATGAAATTGAATTGGCCCTCTTTCTGCAGGTGCATTGTATTTAAGATATTCCTGGTAATCATTCAGTATTCTGTTAACTGCTTTTGCTCTTGTGTCATAGTTAAATAAACATTTGACAAGTTCAATTTGATCACCTTGAAAGCCAGAAGAGAAATCTTTAAACTTATAGCAATCCCCATTGCGATAGATAAACATGCTGGGAACTTTGTCCTTTACATTAAATGCAGAAAGCATCTTTATATCTTGACCAATAAGTTTTTCCTTTAAGTTTAGATAATATTCAAATACCCATTCTCTAGGTACGTCCTGTAAATCAGATACTAAGTTCCTTGTTGAAATCATAACCAATAAAAATAAAGGGGGGAGGCTCCTGATTTAGTTTGAAATCTCTGTTATACATTAATTTATTACTAACTCCCCCCTATTATCTAGGTAGTAGTTAGTCTAAACTAAAGTCAGATGATGTCTTAGGCTTTAAGAATACATCATCATCATCCCCAAAGGATTTAACATCTTTAATTTCCAATTTCTTAAGATGTTTAGCCTCATCATATTTGATAACTGCACCACCTTCTACTTCACCGTAAGCATATTTCTTACCTTCAGCTTTTGGAAGCCACATATCATAATTAGTATAACCTGTTTTGCCTTCATATTCTTTACCAGCAATACAGAATTCTAAGAATTTACCTCTAAAATCTGCAGTTTTGTTGAATGCTTTAACAAAGTCTTCAATTGTCTCATGCTGACCATCTTGTTCAAGAAACCAAGAATCAAGTTCCATAGTATGAGCCAAAGTTCTTAAGAAGATTAAGATAGATCTATCTCTCTGGATTTTAATACCAGTTTTAGTTTCACCATCTGCAAATGCATACTGACTTGCTTTAACTCTACCAATTTGACCTTCATAACGTCCTTTGCTCTCATCATCTTTGTCAATCATGAAGCCTTCAAAACCTTCAATAGGTTGTGTTTCTACATGCAACATAAGATGATATGCATTATCAATAAACTTAAAGTCTTCAAGCTCAATGCTGTTAATCTTTAATACATGATTACCTGGAGTAATTGTCTTTGGTAGTCCTGAGCCACCTGTGCCCAAATCTGTTGTGCTTAATGCCATTTTTCTTAAAATTAAATTGTTAAATAAAAACTTTGTCCCAGTGGAATTCTAATCCACCAGATTCATTCATCTCTGTTACTGCTATTTCTTCATTTCTTAAATGCTCAGGTCTTGCACCGCAAGTAACTTCTTCATTTGTTTTAAATGATAAAATAGTTTTGTTTCCTTTTCTATACATGTAACCAATTGCATCTGCGTTAGCACAGATAAGAGACTTAATCTTACCTGTCAAATCTATATTTGCAGCAAGAACCATCTCTCCCTTATCATCAACTTGCTTGTCCTTAATGTGACCAGACAAAATAATATGGGGGGCTAATGTATCAATAAAATCTAAAACTTGAAAGAAAGCTTGTCTTAAATATAAATATCCAGCACCGTTAGGTAAGGATAAAATATTGTCTCCATCATAGTTTTTACCCATGCTAGTTTGCTTGTAAAGCTTAATAGCAAGTGGACCTACCATATCTTCTAATGCAGTTACAGTATCTACGGTAACATACTTATATGGTTTACCTGCTTCTTTGATAGCTTTTCCTGCTTCAAGTAACTCCTGAAGAGAGTTAATCTTAAGCTTAAGTGCTTCCACATAGTCAGCACCATTCTCTAAGTCAAGAATTAGATTATTTTCTAAACCTGCATACGCAGTTGTTTTACCAGTCTTTGGCTTTGAATAAATTACTAATCTTTTTGGATTAGTTCTATCAGCCGCAACTTTTTTAGTTGGAAGTACTATACTCATGCTTTTAATTTTTGTGCTAGTTTCTGAAAGTCTTCTGCAATTCTTAAAAGAATATCAGATGCAGATTCTTCAATAGACAATTCTTCTTTAACTTCTTTAAGTTTAGGAATAAACTGTTCTTCAAAATCCGGAAACACTGATAAACTTACTTGCTCTTTAGGAGCTTCAGCTTTTCTTTTCTCATAGAGATTGTAAGTAATCTCAGAACCATCTGATAAAACTACCATTAACTCAGACAATGGAATTGTATAAGCAAAATAGTTATTACCACTAGAATTAGTACCTTCTTTTACATCATATTCTTCAGCAAAATAAGGATTGGATTTATACTTAAAGAGTGGTCTATCTTCAAATGCAGGTTCTACACCTTGTTCTTTACCAAAATCATCTCTGATAACATCAATAAACTCAATGAAGATATCTTCACCTCTCTTTAGTTCTCCTTCAAATAACTGAACTTGTTTACCATACTTACCTTTCTGAAAGAAAGCAGTTTTAATAGTAAAGTAGGGATCAGTTAGTTGAACTTTTCTAAACTTATCCATGTGATAAGCAAAGAACTCTTTTTCTTTTTCTTTTCTACTCATAATTATAATTTAATTTTTGTTGCTTGTGGAGGTGTTTCTATTTCAATAATCCTCATGTTTTCTCTATCTAGCTTGAAGAAGCTTAACCTAGTTGTTCCATTCCTGGATTTTAAGAAGTGAAATGCAAGAAGATCTTCATCATTCACTATAAATCTTTCAGGACCATAGAACCTAATCTTTCTGATAGAGGGTTTATTAATACCAAGTACTACATCAGCATGTTGTAATAGAGCATCTGCTCCAAATAAATCAGAATCTAATACATAATTCCCATAGTCACCATCTTTGGATCTGTCTGGATTATCTATATTCCTATTCAGCTGACTCAAGACAAGAAATGCCACAGGATAATGTTTCTTCATATATGTTAGAGCTTCCCCTAAAGCATATAATACTTCAAACTTATCCTTCTGACCCTTTCCTACTTTAAGTAAAGCTGAGTGGTCAATAGTAACCAGAGCATTTGTATAGTTCCCATTTTCATCTTTGTGAGCTTCCATATAATAATGTATAGTAGCACACATTTCATCAACAGTACACGGATCATATACTACATCTATGACATCAGTCTCGGCAGTTTGCTCATAGTACTGTACACATCTTAAGTATAGATCCTTATCCACAGGTTCCCCCTTGCTCATTAATGTATTGTAATCAGAAGCAGTAT